TAGTTTGGCGATCTCCGATTTTCTCCATTTCAGTATTGAGAGCGAACCAAAAATGTTTGATTCTAGACGCCTCAACTCTACATACAAGCGGGAATACCAATCTGAACTTAGGCGCCATATTAGTGCTGCTTGCAGTACTATAACAAATAAAATTCCAATCTCTAAACCTGGTTCTAACATAATCTTCTATACTACCTTCCACTTCAATATCATCAACATCAACAGCACACCAAGATTCCCAAGCAATAACATTTTTGTTGGCCCTAGTTGTATTATTTTCGTATATAGCAGGTGATATAAGTTCCGCATCTTTCTTACCTCCTAATGGTCTTTCTGATAACTTATATAAGAATTTAGAAAATTGATCCCATGTATTAAAATCAATCTTTCTATGTGTCTTATTATCATATTGGTTTTTAAATATAGTTAATGAATACATTATCCAAAGAACTCTTCCAGTGTAGCTACAGGTTCAACTTTCCAATTGAGAGCATCTAATAGGTGTTTAATAGGCTCTACAAAAGCTTTATCATATTGTTTATTATAATCGATAAATGAGTGTAAGTCAAGCTCTTTCGGCAATATATCTGGAAAAGATATTATATTTTCTCGTATAGGATTAGGTGTCATTAAATAACAGAACTTAACCTTTTCTCCATCACCTATAGTAGTATAGGTTTTCTGTAAAGCATGTTTTATTAAATAATGATTATACAATAAAGCACCTCTTACATGAACAGGACATCCTTTAGCATATATTGTATTAGGATCAGAATAGTTAAACTTTTCTTTTCTATTAGTATCTACATTAAAGCGTTCACCTAATATATTACATCCTCTAGGAAAAGATATATCTTCAGGTTTTAACATCTTCCATTCTTTTTTAAATCTAGCTATAAAATCTTGTGTAGCGGATTCGCCCTCTTCTAATATAACTTTAAATATTTCTTTAAACTTATCTCTACATACTTGTGGAGTAGAAGATCTAACAGCATCTACACCCATCATTTTCATTTTAGGTTCTTTATATCTCACACCTTCATTATCATGCACATTTAGGATATATCGTTTCTTAGCTATCCACACACCTTTATCAGCAATAACCTCGCGAGACATTTCCATACGGTTATCATATACTTTCATCTTCTTAGCTAACTTATCATAAGCTTTAGCCAATACCTTTTCAAAGTGTTCTCTAGATATTTTATCTAAAAACTTTATAGGGTCTTTAGGATTAAATTTAGATACAACATCTTCCATATTAACATATAAAGAATCAGTATCTATAGCAATAACATAATCTTTTCCTAAAGTATCTAATAACTTATTTAATTCATCATTAATAGCTTCTTCAGCCCATCGAATAGATAATTGTCCAGATAATGTAATAGATTCAGCAACCTGGTTAGCAAAGTATCTAAAATACCTATTGCCTAATGCACCATATAAAGAGTTCATAAGAATCTTAATAGCCATCTGTTGATTCTCAAGAATAGTTATCTCATTCTCTAACTTCTTTGTAGGAGCTTCTGTATATCTCTTCTTAGCCTGTATCATCTTAGTTTTTATTTCTACACGCTCATTATAATATTGTGTAATAATTTGTGGTAGACATCCTTGCTTATCTCTACTAAATTTTACACCCGAAGCAGCCATTATATTATCATCTTCTAATACAATATTTTCATGTAAACATTTCTCTACATTTATCTTATCTACTTTACCTGGTAATACGGTTTCAGGAGACATATTATACTGAACAATAATATTAGGATATAGAGAATTTAGATCAAAAGATACAACCCACTTATGCATACCAGTCTTAGGTTCTTTTACATATGCACCTTCAAACTGGGCTTTAGTCTTAATACGTTTAGGAGGAACAACTATCTTTTGCTTATACAAATTACGATATAATATAGCATCCCATATTTGAACAGTCCCAAACGTATCGGAATAATTAACACCACCACGATAAGCCATAGTCATAGCTAGTGTAATAAGACCTAATTTTTCCTCAAACCTATCTACTAATTGTACGTCTTTTATATTATAGTCTACAAACTTCTGGTAATTAGTTTTATATAAAGTATATAAATTACCAGCTTCTTCATAAGATAATTTACGTTCATTTAATACAACATGTGCAATATGATCTAGTTTATAAGACTCTTGTTGACCATAAGTATAAGCAAATTTTCTAAAGCAATCTAGGTAATCTAATTGTTGTATACCAGATAGATTATAGATCAGATGAGGTTTCTTAAACATAATAATCTCACGTTGATCTACAATACCCCAAGGAGACATCTTCTTATGTGTATCTCCGCCTATCTTATTTTGGATTCTTCTTACAAGATAAGGTATATCAAAGAATCGTGTATTCCAACCCGTAACCACATCAGGACAATGATCAGGATGATTCCATACAGATAAGAAACTTAATAGTAATTCTATCTCATCTTTACATTGTATGTATTGGATTTTATCAATACCTTCTACTTCACATTTATCAGGATCATAATCATATAAACCCCATACACGATATATGTTATCAATATTATTTTTCATAGTAATAGTAGTAACAGGACAAGCAGCATCTTGTACATGAGGAAACCCATCATCAGATGCTACCTCAATATCAATTGTAGTTACATTTACTTTATCTCTTTCGAATTTTATTTCACCTGGATACCTATCATTAATAAATTGAATAATATAATTTTCAGAACCATATATAGTTAAGTCATGCACGTCACTATAGGTATCCAGGCATTGTCGAGCCTCTCTCATAGAATTAAATGTCTTGGGTAAAACATTTTTACCTTCTAGGTTATGCCATCCCGTTTTTTTATCAGTAGGCATAAAGAGAGTAGGCATGAAAGGAACTTTAAAAGCAACCTTTCGGCCGCCTTCAACTCCTCTCAAGAGAATATTGTTACCGTATCTATCTACAGATGTATAATATTTCATACTATTATTATAACACAGATTTAAAAATAAATCACGCTATTTTTTTAGCTTTCATGTTTTTATCGAAGGTTGGAAAGTGAAAAGAAGCTTCTTTATGGTGTTCTCTTCTGGGTCTCCTCTTATCTGGAAAACCCACACCCATTAATAGTCTAGGAGGACTATTGGTTTTTATTATATTTTGAACTTCTGGACCGTTAAAACAAGTACAACATCCAGTTGAGTATCCTAATAAACTTGCTGTTAAATTTAAATAGCCCGCAGCTATTCCTATAGCTAGTTCTCTTTGTTGTTGCATAGATCCATGTTCTTTTTCAGATCTTTTATTTTCTACAGCAACATCACTTCTTATACCTTGTTTGTTATAATTAGTTGATTCACAAAATACTACTAGTAAATTAGCTAATGTTTGGGAATTAGTTTTAGAACTGCCATCAGGTAATATAAAACCATTTGTGGTGTGATATATTTTATCTATTGTTTCTCTATTGGTTATCATCCACGGATCATAAAATATATAATTTTGTTTACTAGGACAAGCAGTTATAGCGGTTTCCATAACCTGTATATCTTCTTCAGGTATAGATCTACTTAAATCCCAATTGCGTTGACAATGCTGGCTTTTGTGCACTGCCTTTTCTATCATAGCACCAAACATTTAAATACCTTTTTTACAGTATTTATAATATAAAAAGGGGCCTTAACAGCCCCTTTTGTTTACTTCAAACCCATCTTGTCGTTGAGTTCTGCAGTTAGAGAATCAACGTTATGATAAGGATAATCGCTTTTAGCCATTCTTAACATTTGAATAGCACATTCTCTATTAGCTGATCTTTGTCTGGCGTTTTGCCAGCCTATCATAATAGAGGCTAAAATACCTTTTAAGGTTTTAAAAATGCTTTCAAGCAGATTCGTTGAGTAGTTGAGAACTAGAGTTGTCATTGGTTTTTCTCCCAGTTGTTCCAATTGAAATTTTCTGGGGTCGCATTTTTTCAGGTAGGACTACTTCAATAGAGACAGTAAGTATCCCATCCTTTAAATCTGCACCACTGACTTCTGCGTATTCCGATAACCTAAACGATTTACAAAATTTACGAGCACTAATTCCTTTGTGAACATATTTGTCTTGATCTCGTCTTGGTTCACGCTCACCTTTAATAGATAACACGTGATCTTTGAGTTCAATATCAATATCACCTTCCGAGAATCCTGCAATAGCTAATTCAATCTCATATTTCATGTCGTCATGTTTGACTACATTATGAGGTGGATAAGAATCTTTTGCGTGATTTGTTACTCGTTCGAGTTCATCAAAGATGTGATCGAAACCTAAAAATGCGTTTCGTGGAAAATGGAAATTACCAGTCATTGTTGCCTCCTTTATAAGCAAGGTTTAATTTTTGGACCCGAACCATTCGGCATCCATATATTATATATAATTACTTTTTTGAAAATGTAAAGAGCTAAAGATCAATTTTTTTAGGATCTTCTAATAAAAATTGTTCAATAGTTTCATGTGTAGATAATGGTATTCTTTGAGTCACTACTGGATCCGCTCCATTATGAAATGTACATCCTATTTCCATTAATGTATATTCACCATTTTCTACTGGACCAAAATTAGCTATCATATTATCTC